TTCTCGGCGGGAATACCCATCGCGGTTTGAATATTGGAAGCGATATCCGCAGTCGTTCCGAGATCAATATCACCGGCCGCCGCCAAATTCAGCATACCCGGCATCGCACCCAATACCTGTTTAGGGCTATAGCCGGTACGACCAAGGAAATATTGCCCTTGCGCCACTTCCAAATCGGTAAATTTGGAGGACAGCGGCAAGGTGCGGGCCTGATGGCGCATCGCCTGCATATCTGCTGAGTTTTTATCAGGAATGCGGGTAACGGCCTGAGTTTTACTCATCATGCCATCAAATTCATAGCCAACATGCAGCGCTCCGGCTATCCCACGGCCCATGGCGCGGCCGGTGGAGAGTGAGGTGTAACCCAATCCGGCGGCAATGGCTTTGCGCTGGTTGCTGTTATCAAAACGGTTACGGGCGGCACTAAGGCGCTGTTGTTGCTGGGCTTGCTGCTCTAATCGGCGCTGTTGTGCGGTCAGTGCGGCAGTGGTGCTGGTGATATTGGCTTTAAGGGATCGCTGCGCCTGACCTAATCGATTGGTGGCAATACCGCTGCTTTGCAGTGCGGTGCGCTGGGTATGCAACGCAGTACGTAAGTCATGGTATTTTTGCTTTAGCTTGGCGGCCTCTTCACTGGCACGCTTAAACTCTTTCGCCTGTTTAGCGGTTGGGGCAGCACTGTTTTTTAGTTCGGTGGCAAGCTGGCGCGCTTTATCACGGGCGGCGGCCAGCGCCTGAGCGGTTCCATTAACCGCCGCTTTATTCTTGCGAAAGCCCTCAATTTTGCCAGATTGTGCATCCAGTTGTTTGAGTTGGCCTTTCGTTGCTTTAATGGAAGCGGCCAGCGTTTTATTGCTGGCCAACATAGATTTAAATGGCTTGGTAACTTTATCAATGGCACTTAAAGAAACCTGCAAGCGGAGGTTCTTATCACTCATCACTGCCCCCGTTACGGATAATAGCTTTATGTCGCCACTCTAAAAGTTCGCCGACGGTCATCGGATCGGTGGCTGATGGCGGCCAATGGAATACCACGGCAATATCAGCCATCAAATCATCAACCGTTAAACTGGTAGGTAATCTGACCTGACCGAGTTCGGTAAGAAAAAAAGTGCCAACGCCTGAGACAATGCATAAATGTCAGCCGGATCAAGATTATTGACTTCTGGAACGGTCAAGTTAGGTGTGGTAATACGAGGTAAAACCCTAATCAATGCATCAACATCGGTTTCCATCAGCGCTTGCAGCCTGACACCGCGTAGTGCGCCGGCATTGGGTTTATTCACCGTCACTTCGGTAATAGTGTTACCCCCCCGGACAATAGGCACATCCAGTGTGATCACGTTAAATTTGTCTTGCTCCGGCGCTACGGTATCAATCACCGCGTTGGTTTCGTTTTTTGCTTTAACTTCTTTCATGATGGCTATCCAAAAATAAAGGGTAAAGGCGCGGAGCATTCCACACCGTGATATTACAAGCCGATATTGCGGCGATGGGCTTCCAACATATCGACGCCATTGACCATTTCTACCATATTCACAATGTCGATTTCGATCAGTACTTCGCCGTCCCAGGTCAATTTGTAGTAAGTGTTTTTGGTGGAAATCTTGGTGGTGGTGTTATCACCTTGCTTGCTGTCACCGCCGTCGATTTCCTCATGGCGGCCACGCATCACAATTTCTACTGCGTGGGTTTCACCGGTATCATCGCGCTGATAGGAACCCGCAAAGCGCAGTAGCACGCCATCGACTTTAGTTACCCCCCATTGCTTGTAAATCTCGGACTCAATGCCGCCTAACGTCCAGTCAACATCTAACGCACCGTCAGCTAACCCCAAGTCAACCTTGGCGCTGCCGTTCATCCCGCCGCCGCGAAACTCTTCAAATTTGCGGTTTAATTTTGGCAAGGTGATCGATTCAACCACCCCTTGATAGCTGTTCCCGTCATTGAATACATTCAGGAACTTAAGTTTGCGTGGTAAGGCCATAATTAAGCTCCTTAGCTATTAACGGCGGCGGCGAAATTAGCCAGATAGCGATCAGTAATGCGCTGGCGCAGGGTTAAATCTTCCAGTGGTGGCACTGGCGTATAGTCGTAATCGATAAACAGGCGGCCTGCTTTCAGGGTGTCTTTATCGTTCACGCTGTCGTCGTACCAGCAATCGCCATCAATCAGATAACCCAATGATTTCAATTCACGCATTTTGGCGCGAATGCCCTCAATAATGTCTTTTGCCAGTGATGGGGTGAGCGGCTTATCGTTAGCCCACATATGCGCCTCGGCCATGGTGTCAGCCAATACCTGTGCGGTGCGGGTGTAGTTCTCAAAGGCAAACAGCGGATCATCAGAGCAGGAGCGGGAACCCCAGAAGCGATAGCCGTCTTTGCGGATCAGGGTGGTAACGTCTTTACTGTTAAGCAAATTGGCATCGGTGGCACTGTTTTGCAGATCCCAGAACACATCTGCACTGATGCCGGTGACGCCATTGACGCCCACGTTAGACAGGGTTTTATGCCAGCCAATATCATTATCAATCTTGGCGCGCAAGCCGAGGGCGCGGGCAGTGGCAAAGGCGGTGGTTTCGGCGTTGGTGACCGTATCCCAACAGAGGAAATCCGGCCAAATCACCATCGCTTCCCGCTGGCTGAAATTATCGCGGTAGATAATGGCCTCTTCTTTGGTTTTGCAACCATAGGCACTGATGTAGGCAAAAGCTCGTAGGCTCTGAGCAATAGCAAGCAGTTCAGTGGCAACCGCTTTGGTGTCATGCCCTGGCACGCCCAAAATACGCGGTTTAACATCAAACTTACCTTGCGCCGCTAACAGCGCTTTCATGCCGGTATAGCGGCCATCGGGCGTGGAGCCGCCAATAATATTGGAGGTGGTTTCGGCTTCGGTTTCACCCTGCGCCACCCGGACAACAATAGTTACGGGCTTGGTTTGGTCGCTGATAGCATCCAGCGAATGGGCTAGTGTGCCGGTTTCACCGGCCTTGCCGCTGGCGGCCAGCACATCGGTGAGTAATACCGGGGTATTTAACGGAAACAGGGTGGCGTCGGCATCATCGGAGGTACAGACCATCCCGACCACCGCCGTACTGACAGTGCGGATCGGGCGAGTGCCTTCGCTAATTTCAATGACGCGCGCACCGTGGTGATAATCGGTTGCAGACATGCGGTTTTCTCCGGTTAAGCGTTCATTCGCTATGATGCCGGATAACTACGCGCGGGGCAGTGGGTGGAGATTGTGTGAGGGATGGCACAAAAAACAGATACACAGATTCAGCGATATTCTCCGCATAAAAACCGACTACATCACGAATATGAGTACTATGCAGTGTTTCGTGTTGTAGCCGGTTTTTGCGGTGTAACCTTTATATCTCATTGTATTTACAGATCAACTCCTACAGATTCAAGATTATTGTGGATAGCTCACCGTCAATAAATCTATTTCAGTGGTGACCTATCTGTTGTTTTATGAGGTCTAAGCTACTTCGAGCGGTTCCTCGCTATCCCGCAGATAAGTGCTGCGTAACGCATCAATTTGTTGCCACAAAATAAGCGAAAGAATCTCTTTAGCATCGGCCCGATCAACGGAAATGATGGCGTAAATCAACGCACGGCAGTGATCGATAAGTTCTTCTACGTCGCAGGGGGTGTCATCGTACATAGCGCACCTCCGGCAGCAGAGGGGCAGATGAAGAAACAGGTGTGGGAATAACAATGATATTGCTGGTAAATAATGATAGGCGTTTAGTCGTCAAATCCATGATGACTACCTCTCTGTATGAGTTTTTAAACTCACCACCTTGAGGTTCCAATCTCTTTATGGGTGGTGAACTGGGCAGGGTTGGAACTACCGGTCAACAGAGAATCCGGCGCATCTTGCGATGCCCCTGCCCAGCTCACCATTGTTTTACAGATGTAGCCGTGCCTGCACATAATAACCGACTAGGCAGTCATGCGTCCTGTTGAAAACGGGGTTCCAAACCCGACAGCGGATTTTGCCGCTGCGGCGTGACTATAGCCCAGCGACGTTATGGCGTGCAATCGACCAGCACTACTTTAGGACAAACATTTTTTGTGGAAAAATAGGAGGTTATCGTGGTGATGCGTTAAAGATGGATGAGGCAACAAAGAGTAAGAAATAAAAAGGGAAAGGGTAATAAACAGCGCAAACAGACGACGTTTAAGGCAACATCGCCTGTTAAAAGTAGGGATTTAGCTAGCAACTTAATGGCAAATTTGTGCCAGTTCTTCTTCTCTCAGACCGGTCATTCTCATTACTGTGGCACGGTCAAGACCATTGGCTAACATAGTTCGGGCAATTTTCAGAGTGGCATTCTTCTCGCCTCTGGCTTCACCTTTTTGTTCCAGTTTTTGTGCAATTGTCATCAGTGACTCCTCATGCTGCGGTAAGCGCTGGGCCATGCTGCGGATCAACGCTTCTGGCTCGGCCGTTTCGCCAACCTGTATGATGTAATTTATCGCCGCTTTTAGCTGATCTTCTGTAGTGTAACCGCTTGCTATCAGCATGACCAGTTGATCCAATAATTCAGCCAAATCACGCTGACGAATATGTTTTTGTAACAACTCCAGCAGGGCAATGCGCTTGTGGGTCATGATTTCGTTATCGGGGATTACCGTCACATCGATCAGCGGGAAGTCACGACTGTACAACCGCCCGGCGAGTGCGGGTTGGTTAAAGGCATGCAGCCAGCTCATGGGATACGGATACGGCGTGACCATGCCATGATAGAACAACATGGGAATGACCAGCGGCAACTGGTCGTTCCCCGCTTCCAAGTGGCTCTGCATGGCGGCAATAGCGTAGCGCATCATGCGAAAAGCCATATGTTTATCAGGGGAACTTTGATGTTCAATGAGGGCGTAAACATAACCGTCCCCCGCAGTCGTTTTGAGCGAGTAGAGCACGTCCGAGTAGCAAGCGCGCAGGTTGTTTTCAATAAAACTGCCAGATTCCAGCCGTAAGGTGCTCAGGTCACAAAGTTGCCGCAATTCAGGCGGTAAATGGAACTCCAGCAGGTCACACGCCGTCGCGGGCTGGGTCATAAAATTCTTAAAAAGTGCATCATGGGGTGTAGGGGTCGTTTTCATCGGGCGATGATAGTCATGGGGATCAGTGTGAGCAATCACTCCGCACCACTTTAGGACAAACATTTTTTCTATTTAAAATAATGAGTTATCGATATGAATAAGAGAGAAAAAACAATCACAGAGCGGAATAAATAGGGTGCGAAAAACTGGCAGAAATAAGGCAACGTCTAACACAACATCGCCCGTTAGAATGGGGGTTAACGCGTTATTGCGTCAGGTCTTCATCACGTAGGCCAGTGACTTCCCTTACCAGAGTGCGATCAACACCTTCGGCCAGTAGAGACCGAGCAATTTTCAGTATCGTTTCCCGCTGACTTTCCTGATAGCTTTCAATGTATCCTTTCAGATAGCCTTCTAGCTCAAGTGCTTCTGCAATTTTCACCAGTGCTTCCTTGTTCGACGACGAGTTATTGGGTCACCCATCTGGCCGTTGAATAAATAATGTTCGTTTCCTGGTAGGCGGAATTTAGATCGCCATCTTGAGATTTTCATCTCTATAGGTGCTGAGCTGGATGGGGTTGACAGACCGATCACCAAAGAATTCGGCGCACCTTACGATGCCCCCGTCCAGCTCACCATTTCTTGCTTATTACTCATGTAACCGTATTTACGCCATGCGCTTTGGTATATGCCGGACTGCCAAATCCGGTAAAGGATTTTACCGCTGCGGTGCGACTATAACCCGATGAGATTCTGCTGAGCAATTAGCCAACATCATTTTAGGATAAATGTTTTTTCTTGTTAAAATAACGAGTTACAGGTTTGATTAAGGGATGTATATACCGCTTCCGTTAAAGATAATAGTAGCGGAAGCCGGTGAAATTTATTGCCTGGTCAACTTGTTGTTGGTGAGCCTGCCGCTGGCAGATATTTGCAATTGAGTGAGGGCGGGTAGCAAGATACTGATTGATGCCAGACAATGGTCTAACTGGCACAAACTTTCTGCTGAGAAATCCAACACATCGTTGTCGGCAAAGGTAATAAAAGTATCCCCGATAAAATTCAGCCCATGCAGCAGTCCGGCGTAACATTCCTCGCTACTGTTTGCCAGTTCCAGTGTGTCATCAGCACTCAGGTGCGACATATCCAGCTTACCGAACACCTCTGTCAGTGTGGGATAAAGTCTATTGGTATCAGGCAACATGGCGCTTCTCCTGTGGTTTGCAAGAAACAAATACCAGCGAGAAACCAGCCAGCAGATCGCGGGCTTCACATTCAGTTAGAGCCAAAACAGAAATCAGGCGCAACGGAGAAATCTCGGCCAATAATGTGTTAGAACGGGCGTTAAGGAAGGTGTAGAGCTTTGAATATGCACGTATGTTACTATTAGCGTCAGCCATAGCATTACCTCGTTTAATGGTGTGGTTAGATGCCTCGTTGTGTTCCAAGCACATCGGGGCATTGTCATTTATGGTATGTGATAGTAATGTGTCATCACACAACACTACATTAACTCAAGTGTAATTTAGGTGTCAGCACATATGAATGAAAGAAGAGGAAATCCACCATTCCAGTTTCGTCTCGATCCAGAGTTACGTAGTGAAATGGAAGAGGCCCAAAAGTTAGATGGTGATGAATCGCTGGCTGCCTGGATTAAGAGAATAATCAGGAAAGAGCTTCAGTCACGAAATGTTGATCCGAGAAAGTAACCATGAGGCATATTTGATATTGTAGCTCAGTTGAGCCACAATAGACTCTTCAACTCAAAGGAGGTTTTACTATGGCTGCAAATGCTTTTGTTCGTGCTCGTATAGATGAAACCCTAAAAAATGAAGCCGCTGCTGTGCTTGCTGGCATGGGTTTAACCGTATCCGATCTGGTGCGGATAACCTTAACCAAGGTCGCCCGAGAAAAAGCGCTTCCGTTCGATTTGCGTATTCCTAACGAACTTACCGCTAAAACTATTGCCAACAGCGAGAAAGGTGTCGATGTCCACAAAGCAAAGGATGCCGATGATCTGTTTGATAAATTAGGTATCTGATAGACCATGACTAAACAAAGGGAAATTGAATATTCAGGTCAGTTCCAGAAAGATGTGAAAAAAGCTCAGAAGCGCCATAAAGATATAAATAAACTTAAAACTATTATGGCGCTGCTAATTGACGATAAATTACCCTTGCCTGTTATATACAAGGATCATCAATTACAAGGTAATTACAAAGGTTACAGGGATGCGCATATAGAGCCAGACTGGCTTATCATCTACAAGATTACTGATGATTTGCTTCGCTTCGAAAGGACAGGAAGCCATTCTGATCTATTTTAGGTATCACTCAGCCTCACTTTAAGACAAAAATTTCCCCCATTAAAATCAACCCTTATTGCGGCAACGCCGGCCAGTCAATCTCTGGCGCAGTGTCGGGGTCAATGCGCATTAACGCGACGCGGTACTGTTTGAGTGCTGCCAATTGCTGAATATCAGTCTGTTGATTATCGATTGCAATGGCGTCGTGTAGGATGTTGATGTGATCTGATACCTGATTTATCAGCGCGGTTTTCTGTTGGCTTGCGGTGGCAATATGGCGGGCTTTTAATGCCTGCTGATCGATTTCCCAGGCGGTTCCTGTCCATATATCATTCATGTATTGGCTTAATCAGTGTTTTATTTTTGGGGATTGGCCCCAGTGCAAAAATGATGGATTCATTTTTAGTTTCAATGTCATATACCGTTTTATGGCGATGGTCTTCTACCGCTATCCACTGGTTAGCGGCCAAATTTCTCACCAATGCCATGCCGGTTTTAGGTTGAAAGATGGGCGCATCAGCCACCGAATTCGCTGGCAAGCCGACGCCGAGTGGCAAGTACTCCATGCCCGCACTGGCATACTCCAGCGTTTCCACATCATAGTGATAGAGCGTTATCCATCCCGCCTGACTGGCGAGTTGATGCTTATCTAACACAGCGGCAGTCACCGCAAAGTTATATTTCATTAGACAGCCCTCAAAATATAGCAAAATGAGATGTTGCGTGGTCGGGTTTCGGTGGCGGTGCGCACTACGCGGGAGGCGTCAAAATCAAAGCTGCCGCAATGGGTAATGTCGGTATGGTGCGGGGTATTGTCGTTGCCAATAGCGGTGCTTTTGCCAAATGCGCCGCTGAAGTTACTCTCTGCTGCGCTGCCGAGACTTTCTGATACGCCATTGATACCGCCGGTGATATTTTGCAGCGCGTCAGTTTGTGCGCTTAATAAAGTACGGCCAGTATCAATGCCGCGCCCGTCATCAAATCCGCGAATAAACTCGCCGCGCAAATCGGGTAATTTGTGGTCTGGATATAAGGTTGCCAGCGCAGGATAGAGGTAATGGTAAAATGCTGCGCCGTTACATTTTAAATACCCTGCCGGTGGCGTAGTGCCGGGGTAAGGCAGTGGAATGCCGATGGGGGGCAATGCCTGGCTGCGACTGGTGACGATATCTATCCATTCCCGCCATTGACCATAAGAGCGCAGCCGGTAAGCTACTTTTGCCGCGCTATGGGCATTATTGGTGGAGAAAATGAATTGGTGGGCGGTTAACGCGTCATTTTGAATATGCTGAATGGTCGCATCGCCAAAATCCTTGGGTATATTGGCAGCGTATTGATTGACACAGTACATGCCGGTTTTTGTCAGCGCATTGATCCCCGCCGAGGCCATAATGCAGGGGCCACCCCAGCCAAATGCCCCGACCTCCATAAGTTCATCTTGAGCATTACCGACATTTCTGGTGGCCGCAGAGCCTAATTGCAGGTTTTTCCGCGCCGCCTTGGTATTGCGAAGATCGAATAAATTTTTGCTGGCGAGAAGATATTGCGGGTGCGGATAGGGGGTATCGAGATGGTCTCTCATCAATGTCGCCGCAGCATTAACCGCTTTTTGAACCGCTCTGGGCGTGGCGGCTTGGGTCTCATTTTTGCTATCGATGGCGTTACTTAATCGCGTGAAACCTTTGGCGTATAAGCTAGCATCGGGATGGTTGCATGAGTTTTCATGAGCAATCATCAACTCATCGATATAGGTTTTGACCTCAATCGCTTTATCATCCGCATAGTTACGCGCTGTCAGTACGGCTGATGGGATAATTTTAAGCATCACTGACGCCGTGCTGCTGACCATGAATATCATCCGAATCAGTTGGGTGCGGCCACTGCCTTCCTGCATTTTCGGCTTATAGCTTTCCGGGCAATTGGCGATAGCAATTAACTCTCCGGATTTATTCAGCAAACCAATCTCCCGAATCCACCACCCGCCCTCCGTCTCAGGGATAATCTGCTCCGCAATAATCTGACGGGGATTGCTCGGGTCAATAGTCAGGGCATTAAGGGCGGCGCGGCGCTGCTCATTCACTAGCTTGATTTGGGCTGGATCGGGGGTTGGCAGAGTGCCGCCGCCATCTCCCACCACCATGTGGGTTATCTCTAAGCGGGTGCCGAGCGCGGTGGCGTTCGCCAGTTTGGCTGCGCCGATGTGGGTTAATAAGGCATAATATTTAGCGGTCATATGGGTGCGAGTCCATTCGATAAGGGTAAATGGTCATTTCGTCGTCGTCATAGCTGGCGGCGCTGATGGGGATAGTTCCGGTCACGTCCAGATTAATAGACAGGCCGACCAGATGGCGGCTGCACGGCCTGGCATCATCAATTAGCCGTTCCAGTTCGGGATACATGTCTTCGGTAATGCCAGTTTCCAGCACGCCAATATCGAGGCGAAAGGTGCCGGGCGTTTCGTTAGTCTTCCACCACTCAATCACTTTGATGAGATAGCCGAGCGGCTCCACTACACGGCGAATTGCGCCAATGGTGCCTTTGTGTTTGTGGACGTATTGCGAGGATTTCACCACCGCGCGCTTAGTGGCTTCCGGCCACTTCTCATCCCAGCGGTCAACCGACCACGCCCACGCCAGATAGGGCAGTAATTCCGGCGGGCAGGTGTCGGCGTTCCAGAGCTGGCGAATGGGAACCGGGGTATTTTCAAGTTCAGCGCAGGCGCGCGCGGCGGCCACTTCCAGAACCGATGAACCGACGGGCAGTAAGCGGTCAGTCATCCGTCCCCCCAACAGTGATGGTGCTGCCGGCACAATAGGCAGCTTGGGTTTTATCCAGCACCACATCGGCCTGCGGGCTATTAATCACTACCCGCTGAACACCCTCAACATGCAATGCGGCATAGAGTGCCGACAGGCGAATGTCACGGCCAAGGCGGCGTTGGGCAGTGACAAAGGCAGTGAGTTTTTTCTCGGCGGCTACGCGCACCGGCTCCGCTTCTGGCCCCGAATGCAAATACAGCACCGCGTCAATGTCATAATCTTGAATTCGGGCAGATTGCACTGTCACCCGGTCAGCTACCGGCCGCGTGTTCTCATCATTTAGTGCAGTTTCAACCACCGCCAACAACTCGCTTGAGGCTTCACCGTTGTCCTCACGCGATAACACCGTGACCGTGACACAGGCGGGTGTCGGGCTGATTGCCGAGGCATCGGCCACGCGTCCGTCAGCGCTTTTGGCGTGATATTCATAGGCACCGGTTGGCCCGGCGACGCTCAAACCCTCAAAGGCTTGTGGGATACGAACGCGAAAATCACTGTCAGACTCCATCACTGCCTCAATCGGTGGAATGGCCGTGGGGGCTGCTGGAATAATCACCAATCGCTCAACGTTATTATTTGCGCCAAGCTGGTCTAAATCACTGCCGACGGCATAGGCCACCATCACCGCACGGGCCGCGTCATTGACGCGTTGGCGCAATATCACCTCACGGTAGGCGTTTTCCTGCAACAGCTTGACCAGCGGCTCAGATTCCAGCGACAAAGTACGGGCCACGGCGGCGCGCTGTTCCTCCGGATACAGAGAAATCAGCGTGGCTTTACGTTCCGCCAACAGGGTTTCATAGTCCCGTTTTTCCACCACAGACGGTGGCGGTAACAGGCTCAGGTCAATGGTTGCCATAGGGTCAGCTCACAGGGATGGTTAAAGAAAGGGGGGCCGCGCTATCGCTGCGGGTACCGGTGATATCGACCACCATCTTTCCGTCAAAGGTGGTATCAAAGGTGATGCCCGTCAGCTTGACCCTCGGTTCCCAGCGCAAAATAGCGCTGTAACTGGTGGCCATGATTTGCAGTCTCAAGGCCGGATTTTGTGGCTGGTCAATCAGCTCGGAGAGCAACGAACCATAAGCGCGACGCATCACCCGCGAACCGACGGGCGTAATCAGAATGTCTGCAATTGACTGGCGAATATGGTCAATATCGTCGATGTGCAAACCGGTGTTGCGGTTCATACCGATATATTTGTAAGTGGTCATTTAACCCCCTCTGTCCAGCTTCCGCCGCGCTGTACGCCGCCGTGGTCATGCTCATCCACTACCACGCCATTGGATGAGAACTTACCGCCGGAAT